CTTCCATGCTATGCTCAGATGCATAATCAAAAATGTTTCTTTCCTGAGCCACAGAGCTCACAAAGGTCCTATACACCACAAAGTGGCTTTATTGTCCCTTCCTGGGGTGTGGAGTGAAAGGTGATCCTGAAGTAAAGAACAGGCTACCGATGATACTAATATCGATAGCGTAATAAGAAGATAGGTACATCCTATCCTAAAGCTAATTATCTCCGTCCGAAGTCTGTACTCTCTCTGGAGTAGAGGCTTCCCTGAAGATAGCACTGTAAGAGTTCCATCTCTGGATAAGACTCAAATGGTTTCCAAGAGACTTACGTCCCTTTTCCGCCCGTTGAGCCAGAGCCCTTGGTAAAGATAGAGCAGACAAGTCTGATTCTAGTTTATCTAGATCATACCAAATCTTTTCTAACTCTTCCCAAGTGAAATCGACCCCTTGCAGTTCTTCCAAAGTGTTCCGAAGATCACGAGCGCTAATAACAGTATCTAAATACGGTTCTCTATAGATAGATTCGATTATATCATCCAAGATAAAGGGATATTCATCCCAATATCCAGTATTACTTACTAGATAAAGCATTTCAGGTTTAACCTTAATACCTTTTTCTATCAAGTATCGCTCTTCGATTGCTCGAAAAGCGAGATCATGACCGAACTCTAGTCTATCTAGACCCCGCTGTATAGTACCGTAGTGCTCTCGATCCCTTTTGACAGTTCCAAGTTCCTTTGCCTTCTGAAGTAAAGGGGCAAGAACATCCAAACGATCTAAGATCCGTTTGGTCTCTTTCAAGAGGAATTTATCAATTAGGAGCCCGACCCGATGATCTGACTTATAAGAAGAGCCGATGGTTCGCATCATCAGCCAATCTTTTAAGCTCAACGCTTTCGGTCCGGACGAACTATAGTAAGCTACTATGTACCCTCGCAACCTAGACGGCATCGACCGGAGTCGACCCGATAGGCTTCCCTTAACCTTATAACCATACCCAAGAACACTCAATCCTTGAGATAGGGTAAGACTGTGAATCTTACAGTACTCGAGCCAACCAGAAACGGAGACTCTTGCAACCGCAAGCTCTAAAGCTGACACTGGTGAAGAGTTTCGTCCATTGACGAATAATCTCTTCGCGAATTCCAGTGCTGTACCAGTCCATGATATAAGGGATTTATGCAGACCAATGCTGACACCTAAGTCAGACA